AAAGAATGCGGAGAAAGTGCAGTTCTCAACCACGCGGTAACCCTGCCACCAATTGGTGACCAGAGCTTGATTGAGGTTGGGGTCGCACGGCTGCCACTCACCCTTGAACGTGGCGGAGGTGTTTGAAGTGGAACCGTTCACGTTGATGGTGCTCACCGTTTCCGTGTTGCTCCACAGGTCGCCGGGCGTGTGCGTGCCATTGTCACTGGCGTAGACGATGCCTGAACCAGCAAAGCGATCGGTGGGCACCACAACCCACTTGGGCCAGGTCTGCGAACCGTCGCTGTGCGTGGTGGCAACGGTCTGTGTGTTGTTGGGGAAGAGTGGAGATGTCCAAGTGTTGGTGTTGTGCGGCGATACCTCAATCTTGTAAATCACCTTGAGCGGAACATCGTTGCCGTCGCCGGTGATGCGGTAGAGGCCCGAGGGGAACTTGACGGTGATGTCGAGGCCCTGCACGTTAGTGCCCGTGCCCTGCACCACGATAGAGCCGTTCGAGATGAGCATTTCAATCTCTTGCGGGTATCCGTTGGTTGTGCGGTCAAAGCCATCGATAGGCGGCTGATTGTTGGTGCCCAGGCGTACCTGATACGAGCAGTTACTAAAGACGGAAATCGGCTGTTGGTTGATGAGCACGTTGGAAACGTTCTTAGCCTGGCCCCAGCCGTAGCAGACAAGGCAGTTAATGTAAGCGTCGGTGCCGTCGAAGTTGACGTAAGACGAAATGACGTTTCCGCACCAGCCCATGGTGCCGTACGCCTTGGGAACGGGCACGCCGGGCTGTGCTAGGCCCTTAGGGCCGGTGGGATCGTAGGTTGAGGACCACGATGGAGAGCTGGGCTGTCCCGGTGAGAAGGCCCAGGAGATGAGCATACTTCCGCCCATGAGAGCGGCGGCTCCGATCAATCCGGCGGCGGTGCCCGACATGCCCATCATGGCCGCGAAGCCGGCAAAGCCCACGCCGACGCCGGTGAAGCACGCGACGAGCGTCAACAGGGCCACCATGGAAATCATTTCCCACACCCGGCCGCCGGCGGCGCGCGGGAAAAGCACTAACTCGTCTCCCGGTTCGACGGCTGTTGACCATAACTCCTCATCCGGAATCAGTGAACCGTTGCGGCTGCATTTGTAATCGTCCAGATGGATTTCGGCGCGGGTCACAAGCGCGGCGGCGCTCTCATTGTCGAGCGGAGCTATCTCGATCACGCGGCGCTCTTCCACGTGGAAGGGATTCAGATTTTCAATGATGCGAACGGGGCGGAGGCTCAGCGTGGCCGGTAGATCGGGCAACACGTACGGCGCGGGCGCGGCCTCGGCGATAGAGACAATCTGCGGATTTAGAGCGGGGATGAGTCCTGTTTCCATCGATAGAAGCCCTCTATTCGAGCTTTCCATGGAAACGAGTTATACCGCTCTTTTGCCACCCCCGCGCCCTCACGTGAATGCAGCATGTATCCATCTCCACAGACCACGCCGATATGCCAGCGCGGATTGAGTGAGCGAATCAGGATTGCATCTCCCGGTTGAGGATCGGTGACTAACTCCCAATCGGCAACCGCAAGCGCCACGGCGTCTACTTCGCTGGCGTACGCGGGCACCGGGAAGCCGAGACGGCGCTCAATCTCAAGAAAGAATCCGACGCAATCATAGGCATCCGGCCCACGTGCGTCCTCACGCCACGGCTTAGGTAGCAAGTCTGCCCACAGCGAATAAGGGATCGTCCTCAATTCTGCGCCGCCAGCACTGTGCCGTTGGTTCCGATGCCGGGGAATGCTCCGAAGCGTCCGGCGTTGTTATGCACCTGGCAACCGTTCGCGCCGTTGTACGTGCCATCGCAGTTAGTGAGCGGCCCGGTGTATCCACACCAGATGCTCTTGTAGTGCGAGACGTACATGCAGAAATTGGCGCGGTAAAGGAACTTGGGAAAGAGTTGGCGCAATGGCGAGGGAGCGGAGAGAGAGAACGTGACCAGCTCCGCCGTGCATACAGACTTCATCACGGTTGTGGAGACGGCCAGATCAGGCTCACCGGCCGGGTGCGCTGTGTTGTACACGTATACGTTCGCAATGGCCCCGGCAATGCCGCCGTACTGCTCAATGACGCCTTGCAGGATGCGCATGGTATTGGACGCCTTCAACACCATCGTGGGGAGTTGTCCAGAGCCTGGCTGCTCAGCGGAGAATTCAAAGTTGAAGGGCTGATAAGTCTGCACGCCGTTGCCGTCTCCGGCATCGAACTGGATCGGGTCAACGTTGCGCGCAAAGCGCATGTGTTGCCCGTTCCAAATGATGTCGAGCAGCAAGAGCCAAGCATCTCCGGAAGCCAGCACGAACTTATCGCGCTGGGCAGCAAGAGAGAGAACGGCCATGGGAGAGACGGCGGTGGGCACGGTTATACCTCCGTCAATTCGAGTTTGGCTCCGTACACTTTTACGCCGTTGCCCCAGCCGATGTCGGCAATTTCAGGCAGCGATGAGAAGCGCACAAGGCAGCCCAGCGGCTGCGATCCAACCATGCGGCCGTAGGGCGTGAGCGGGGTGAGCAAGCTACAGCCCACCGTGTCCCATGAGACTGAGGCGGAGCCGTCAAGCGTGATGGCCGAGGCGGTGGAGTTGGCAAGCGTGGCGAGGAGACTCACTTTGAAGCTGGCCGCACTGGCTGGCACGGTGAACTGATAGCCGTACGTCTGCCAGCCGACGCCGATGGTTGCCGCCGTGCCGTTGACCGTTGACAGCGCGCCGCCGGCGGCATTCAAGTAAGACACGCTCACTTGCGCGCCAAGCACGCCCGCCGCCAGTGTGCCTTGGATCGCATCCAAAGCCGCTGTGAAGACGTAGACCTCACCGGGGGTACATGACACCGCCTGATCGCACGTGAGCGCGCCTGTGACGGTTGTGTTCGCGGCAATGGTCTTTGTGGCCACGGTTCTGAACTTGATTGCCTGGGTGCCGTCCGCAACCGGAGTAGTGCCGACGCCGATGGACTCCTGAGCCGGCGCGCTGGAGACGGCCCACCCAAAGACAAGATCGGCGGCGGTGAGCGCCGGAAATTCAAAGGACCAATTGGGCAAGAGGTTGGGAAAGAGAAAGCTGTTGCCGCCGCGCGCCGCGTAGCTGGGTGACATGAAGAACTCATCCAATGCGCGGATGTCTTCCGCTACGAGGTTGCGGACGTTGAACGGCCAGGTGCGGCGGGCGCGGGTACCACGCGGGCGTGTGGAGACATACCCGCTCTCCGCCGGATCGCGGATCGTGTCATCCTCGGTTTTCTTCGAGGTGTCCATCGAAGGTTGGCGCGAAAGTGACGGAAAGATGAGCGGGAATGTCGCCATACCCTCACTGTGCGGCGATTACGGGAAAGGCCGCAAAATAAGGCTATGCAACTCAAGGCGACGGTGGATGTAAGTGAAGCGGTGGCCGGATTGAACGATCTGCAAAAGAGGCAGATACCGTTTGCCATGGCCAAGACGTTGACGGGATGCGCGAAAGCCGGACAGACCGTGGTGCAAGAGAACCTGGGCGGCAAGTTCACACTCCGAAACAACTTCACACAGCAAGGCATCCGCATCAAGCCGGCGGAAAAGAATGGCGCGGTGATCGAGGCCGACGTTCACACGGACACGGCCAACCGGGCCACGGGCGCGCCGGATTACCTTTTGCCTCAAGAGGACGGCGGAGAGAAAGTTCCCCATGGCGGCCGTGAATACCTGGCTGTGCCTACCCGCTACTTACGTCGGATGTGCCCAGGCGTCATTCCCCAGGAGCTGAGGCCCCGCAACCTGCTGGGAGCCGTTGGAGGCCGCTACACGGCCATCACGCGCAAGAAAGGCCAGATCGCACTGCGCAACCAAAAGCAGGTGCGCGGCTTTGTCTTTTTCCTACAGGACATCTCAGATGGGCACAAGGCCATCATGGGGCGGTATTGGACAGATCGGGACGCCTACCCGTTTTACCTGCTCATTCCGGAGGCGCACATCAAGCCAAGGCTCGAGATGCAACGGGACGTGGAACGCGCCGCACAATCGGCCTTCCCGGAGCTATGGGCGGGCACATGGCGTCAGATCATGGCGCGCGGGTTGCGGATCACATCGTAACGGTTGGGGTGTGTGGTAGACTGCGGTCGCACTACGGAGGGTAGGCGTGAACGGAAGCTCAGTGGATGGGATCGTTTTGGTTGGGTTGATCGCTGTACTTTATTTTCTACCCTTATGGGTTGCGGCTTCCCGCCGCTGCAAGGCTGGCGCGGGCATCGGTGTGGTGAATATCTTCCTGGGATGGACGTTCATCGGATGGGTGGTTGCGTTAGCCTGGGCTGCATGTGGAGAGCAAAAGCCAAAAGAACTCCCCGCCGATTAGCGGGGATTGTCGCTCATTGGCTTGAGCTTGGCAATGTCAAACGTACCCTGCTCTGGCATCACCATTGTCAGCCGAAAATGACCTTTCCAGAATCCGGTCTGAAGATCAGTCCGAAAGTAATACTCTTTCCCCGGCTCAAGTGTGACAACCGCTCCAGCCTGTTTGTCATTGGCATAAAACGTGTGGGGTCCAGGCGAAAGCTTGACATCGAACACAGTGCCACCCTGAATTCTCCCGACCTCATCCCCATCGCAGTAAATCGAAGGCTTGAGGAGGCTGCCTACATATTGCTTATAGCGGTAAAAATGGACCGTGGCATCCGCAACAGTAGCCTGTTGCGCATCGCAGACAGCGCACAGGGAACAAAGGACACACAAGAACAACAGAGTTTTTCGCATGGCCAGCATTATACCTCGACCGCTAGTGACCAAACATCCCTGCGAATCCTTGCGTGATGGCTCCATTGGTTTCCTGATCTTTCAATACAATTTGCAGGATCATCGCTTCCGCCTGGCCGCTCGATTGTTGGGTCGAATCCACCTGTTGGGGCGTGCCCATGTTGTTCAGGATGACTTGTACGCCGCCCGTTCCCGATCCGGCACCCTTCCCTACCTGCAAGGCCCCAGCAGCCGGACTGAGCACGGTTCCCGCCCCGGCGGTGCCGGTCCCATTCGATATCGGGCCGGATTTCTTTCCAAACAGGCCCTTCAGTAAGCTCTCTGCGCCGCCGATCCCTTGACCCACCAGGCCGTTGTGCCCTCCGGTGCCCGCCCCGTGTGCGCCGCTGCCATCCCAGCCCTTGCCTCCGCGCCCGGAGGGATCGCCGAACAGCTCACCGAAAAGCTGAGACTCCGCCGTCTGCCCAATGTCTTTGAGCATGTTGGTACGAATCTGTTTCCACTGCCTATCCCACTTTTCGCCCAGGTCGAAGAGCGGATCGAACAGGCCATGCGCGAACTTTTCCGCCTCGTTATCGATGCTTTGGGCGTTGTTCTTAGATATTGGCGCAGCTATCAAAGAGTTCGCAGCAGCCTCGCCGCCTAATGATGTTATCTGATTCTGCACTTCGTTTCGCTTTTTACTTGTATCCCCGCCGCGACTTTGGATTTGCTCCAACTCGTTCAAGAGGGCATTGAGAACCACTATGTCGGCTGCATATTGCTTGGCGCGGATCGATGCTACCGCTTGGGCGGCGGCCTCCTCACTGATCGATTTAGCGGCCTTGTCGTGCTCGACGGCAGCCTCGGCAACCTTAGCGGTGGCAGCGGAACGCACCTCTGCTGCGGTCGCCTCCGCCTGAGCTGATTCCTCTTGCGCTTTGAGGGTATCTTCCCACGTCTTTGTAATCGCCTCAGTAATGTGGTCATTCTCGCTCTGTGCGTTCTTGGCGTCCGCAATCGATTCGCTCACAAATTCTGAGGTGATCTTCTTTTGTTCTTGAGCGTTCTTAGTGGCTACCTCCTTGGTGAGTCGGTTGATTTCGTTTAACGCTTCCAAGTATTGAGATGAGCCACGCTGAAACGCACCAATTCTCTTTTGCCAAAAAGCTATCTCATCTTCGATGGACATAGCGTGCTGGCGTTGTTGCTCCGCAAGCGATGTGCGATCAGCCTGCATACGGGCACGACTCTGTTTCTCTAGCACCTCGGGATCAGTAGGCGGCAGTTTCGCCGGGCCAGTTGGATGCGCCGTCGAGCCGGCAAGATTTTGCGCCGCGTGAAGTTGTGCCAGGTATTCATCGAGCGGGTGTTTGCCATCATCGGAAAGCCAGTGCCACATGTCTTTTGCCGAGGCGATGATGGTATCCATACCCTCGGAGAAATCGTTGACATAGGCGGTGATAACCGGGGCTGCTGTGCCGGTGATGGTGAGGCTTAGACGCTTCCATGCGGCGTCTAGATCGTTCAGGGCGTGGTGCATGTCCTCCATTTTCTTGAGGTCATCCTCGCTGAAAATGGGTGCCTCCGATTTCATTTTCTCAAGAGCCTCCGATCCTTGATTCAAAATCGGAATCATGTCCTGGCCGGCCTTGCCAAAGAGCTTGACGGCGGCAACGTTCTTTTCGATGCCATCGGGCATCTGTTGAAATTTATCGGCAACCAACTCCATTACGCCGTACATGTCATTGCCCTTGGTTTTTACTTCTTCGGCGGAGATGCCAAGGATTTTGAAGCCCTCAGAGAGCTTGCCGGCGTCCGTCTCATGAATGGCCTCGGCAAGTTTCTTTCCCGATTTCGCCACCGTCTCAAACTCAACACCGCTGGCGGCGGCGGCGTACTTGAGCACCGAAAGGCTATCTGTCGAGATCCCGGTTTGTTGATGGAGTTTGCCTATCTGTACGCCGGCCTCCATCGTAGAGGTGACCATTTCCCTTAAGCCGTTGACAACCTCTCCGATGCCAACCGTGATGCCGGCATATTGGAGGCCCTGCATCAAGCTCTGTCCGATACCTGCAAGGGAACTGGAAGCCTCTTTGGCTTTCGCCTCAGTCTCATCCAAGTGTCTCTTGATTGCGTTGAAGACTTCGCCGGTTTTGTCTTCGCCGGATACGACAACGATCACGCCGCCCTTACTTGCCATCGGTTACACCGTCCTTTTCTGATTGTGCCCTGAATGCGGTTACCAGCGCACGTGCTTTAGCTTCGTCGCTCTCGAACACCGGCGCGGGCGTGCTGCGGCGCTTGCGGCCCATAAGCATGTCCGGTGTGAGAGGATCGGCGTCCTGTTTCTTGTGGGGAAGTAAGAGCCAGCTCACCATCCATGCGGACTCCTCACGGCGTTCGCGCGTCTCGCGCTTGTGACGGGCGGAGCGGCCCTCGAGAATAAGAATCAACTCGCTGTATTGGAGCCGATAGAACGCATCGGGCGCGAACCCCAGCTCACCACAGACGATGCGGAAAGCATCTTCCCATGTGGTTTGCTTGCGCGCGGCGCGCTTCGATTTAGCGGGCTTGGAGTTCGCCTGGGAAGCTCCGCCGTAATACTGATTGAGGGCACGGCGGATTGCCAAAACGCCTTGCTCCGCCCAGTTATGCCGCTCACTCAACCATCGCAAGTCTTCCATGGTGAGCGTCTCGCTGTGCGCCTTTGCGTCCTCTTGCAGCGCCGCCCACAGGTAGAGACGGAGGTTGTCTTCATTGACGGCGAGCGCCCACTCCCGCTCACCCGTGGCCGGGTTGATGCGGTGGCCCACCTCTTCCCAGGCCGGGGCCTCTTTACCGCCGGCGTTGCGAATCAGTATCTCGGAGCCAAGATTGATTTCCACGCGCCGGCGGCGGTCGAAGTCAACAAAGATCGGTTCTTTGTAGAGCACTACGTTTTGCATTTGTCCTCACCAAACCACCCCGAACAAAAAAGAGGGCCAGCCGGCTACAAGGCGGCTGGCCCTTCCCTCAAAGCTCCCAGGTGAAGGCATAACCTGGGAGCGCCCATGAACTTACTGTGCAGTGATAGTGAACCCTTGGTTGGCGGCGTTGGCAAGCGAGAATGTCGCGTCTTGCAAATCCTTCATCTTGCCACTCCACTTGTAGCTTGGAATGACCACCGTTCCCGCGTAAACGTCAACGCCGGAGCCGGTCCCCTGCAACGGAAAGAGATAGATTTGCAGCGGCGTACGGTTGATGAGCGCGGCCAGAAAGCCTTCCTGCCCGGCATCGCCGGCAATGTAATCGAGCTTGGCGGTAGCAGTGAAATCGAGCATCCCCAACATGCGACCCTTCCACGATCCGCCATGGTCGCTCGAATCCAACTCATCCGCCTTGAACTCGCCGTCAAGGTCCTTGAGACCGGCAAGAATCTGCATGGCTCCGCCGGCGGCCGGAACGTAGCCCAACTGCGCTTGATAGCCTTGCAGTTTTAAGGGCGTCACATTGACGGCGGTTACCGTCTCATTGGCCGTTCCGGTTCCGCCGGTATAAATAGCATCGCTAGTCACATCGGGTGTGTAGGTTGTGGTGAGTGCGTTGACGCCTACCGCCAATGCGCCTGGCGGGATGGCGATGATAGCGGAGCCGGCCACCAAATCCACGGCGGCGGATGCGAATGCGCCACTCACGATTTTTACAGCTCCGGTGGGTGTGGCACCTGTGCCGGTGACGGCAACAGTGACCGCAACCGCCTGCACTGCGGTGACGGTAGTAGGCGCTGGGGTGACGGTTACTGTAGGCACAAGCAAAGACATTTCTTATTCCTCCAGGCTCACAACTGAGAGCCGTACGTCTTATTGATTGACGGGTCATTCCGTCCTACCTCTACTTCAACCCGGATCGTCATATCCACGCAAACTTGGTCGCTTGCAGACTTGTCCACGTAACCGATTTCGATGTTATCGACGTAGACATCTTCGACAAGCTGGCCGAGGGTAGGATCGATGCGGATGCGTTGCCATGCCCACAGCACGATAGGATCGGCGGCCAGGTCAACTTCGCTGGTTGCGGCGATGCTGGCGCGTACCACCATCGTGGCGTCGATCTTTACGGAGTCCTGGGCGCATTCGTACTTGCAATCGATCTTGGTGGGGTATAGGTTGCCGGCGGTTTCAGTGTTGTCCACCGCCTCAAAGCGCGCCCGGTAGAACGTAGCGGGCGCGCCGTGGGCGTTGAGTGTGGTCATGATGGCCGTTGCGGCCTGGGTCCAAATGGTCTGAGCCATAGCTCACTCCGTTCGCAGGGATCAGGGGTCAGGGGTCAGGGATCAGGGGTCAGTTAAAAGGCGGCGCTGTACGCTTCATCGGGAACTTTGGCCGGGCTTGAGTCCTTGCTATCGAGCAAGACAAGCTCCTCAGCAACGATGTTGGTTTTCCAGCGCTTCTGTTGGGTGTCGTCTTCCCAGGAGATGGTGCGCAGGCGGCCGGAGATGTAGACCTTGGAACCTTTGCGGAGATAGTCACGGGCGATTTCAGCCAGGCGGCCAAAGAGGATCACCGAATGCCACTCGGTGTGATCTTCCCACTGCGGCCCCGCCTTATCGCTGTTGGGAACTTTCTTCCGTTCGTTGGTTGCGATGGAGACCGTCGTCCGCAACGTTCCATTTTGCGATGCTTTGGTTTCCGGCGGCTGGCCTACGTTGCCCAACAGGGTGACTGAGTTCACGCTCTTGCTCATGGTTGACGTTCCTTTCAACGTGCAACATTCGATTCGTTAATCCGGTTTGCATGAATGCCTCATGTGCGCTTGAGATACAGCTCTGTAACCTGCATGTCGCGCGATTCAGGCAGGGAGTGGACGGTGTACGAGACACCGCCCACAGTGATGGGGTCAAGAGGTTTGGGCGTGGCCGTGAAAGCGTTGTACGGGATGTGCAGCACTATCGTGTTGCGCTCGAATCCGCCGGGGCCTCCGCCGTGTGAGAAAACATCGCTAGATGTATCAAGGATTCCGTTCACGGCCGGCTCGTTATTCCAGATCACTGGAGACTGTTGGCCAAAGTCATCGAAGAATACGTGCAGATCGGAATCACCAAACATGAGCGCGCCTAGAAGTTCGGATTGTTGGTCAACGCGTCCTGCGTAGCGTTGAAGGTGGATTGATCGGCGGTAAGCTGGGTTTGCGCGGCGGCGACCGCAGCGGTGTCGGCTGCGATGGTTGCGGCGGTGACCGTGGCGCTTGTGGCCAGGACCGCGCGCCCGGCGGAGACGATCCAGGCCGCGTCTCCGTCGGACACGTCCACCGTGTCTCCAGCGTTGTGAATCTGGCCGTTAAAAACGCCGGCTTGGGTGAGGGTGATTGCCGTCACGTTACTTGCCTTTCTTTGCGACGGCCAGCTCTGTTTCGAGGTTGGCAATGCGGGCCTTGAGAACTTCCTCGGTGGACGGTTGCGCGGCGCGCTTGGCGGCCTCTTCGGTGGACTTGATTTCCGCCTTGACGGCGGCGACGTTCTCGCCCGTAGCCTCGGCCACGCGGTCGTGTTGGAGAAGGTACTTGAAGTTGTGGCCGGACATCTCAACCACTTCGCCCTTTTCCATGCGCTCGCCGTCCACAACCATGTCAACCCGCAACACGGCCTTGACGGTTTTGTTTCCTTTGTTCGCTGTAAGCATCGATCACCTCGGCGGGGCCTCGCGGCCCCGCAGTTGTCAGTTATCAGTTGTCAGTGGACAGTTACCGGGAAAGCATCACCCCGATTAGCTGATTGCGATGTAGGGGTTGGCAACGAAAGCCGCAACGTGCCGGCAAGCGATGTCGTGCAGCGCGCGCTGGGTGACAACAATCGCGCCACTGGCGGCCTGGGTGTACGGATCGACGACCACCTCACGCGCGCCCCAATCGGCAACGATCAACTGGCCCCAATCGCCAAACACGGCGTTGTGCAGGATGGAGCCGGTTACGCCCGCCTTGGTTCCGTTCTTGGCAAGCTGGTTGGTGACGGCCGCGCGATAGCCGGCGGGGCCTTGCGTGTCGATGCCCAGCGGGTCCTTGGGGCCGTCATCCCAGATCGGGAGAGCATAGCCGGATGCAAACTTCGGCGTTGCCTTGAGCTGGGCGCGTACTTCCGGCGTGAACATGAATCCGGAGGTGGCCACATCCGCGTTGGCGGCTGCAACGGTGGATTCAAATGCCAGAATGTCAGCCCAGGTGAGCGGCTTGCCGCCATCACCGAATGCAGTACCGGAAGGCGAAAGCAGCGTGAGGCCGGTGAGGTTCATCAGGCCAACCGGGTTTGCGCCGCCGGTGGGACCACTGAGCGCGGCCAGGTCAAGGGCCAACAGAATCACCCTGTCCTGATCGGCGCGGGCCAGGCCCTCGATGTCGGGCGCGGTTTCCGCCAACAGTTCCACGGTCCATGCGGTCTGCGTCGAGATGCGGTGCGGGGTCACGGAAATAAAATCCATGGAGAGATCGGACGGAGTAACAGCCGCGCCCTCACCCACCCACTGCGCAGTGCCGGCACCGGACTGACGAGGCAACCGGATAACTCCGGTCAACCCACCCAGGCGGCGCGCGCCAAGCTGCTCAACGCGCGGACGATTGCGCAGAATCTCGATGACTTCCGGCCGCGTGTAGGTGGCTACGGCGGCGGCTTCGGAGGTTACCGCAATCTGGCCGGCTCCGCTACCGATGCCCTGCGTACCGAGAGCGCGCGACATGGAATCCGGAATCAGCGGGCCTTCCGTGGTGATCTTGAGGCGCTTTTTCAGTTCATCGCTGAACTCACGCTCCAAGGCCGCATCGCAGAGAGACGCGGAAAACGAGCCGGGGCGGGCCGCATTGGTGAGTGAACGAACCAACCGGAACACGGAGAACCGCTTCTGATCAGACTTATCCATCTCGCCGAAAAGGTTGGTGCCGGCGGTGCCCACCTTGCTGGCATCGTTAGCGGCGCAAATCTTGCGCGAGACCAGATCGCGGAACTTGTCCGAGGAGGTGTTATCGGCGATGGCTTTCTGGGCCTCGTCAATGGTGACGTACTTGCGGAAATCGGAATCGGTCGCAACGGCCATGATGTCATTGCGCCGCGCAAGCTCAAGTTCCGCTGCGGTTTTCTCAGCCGTTTCGGCCATGTTTCTTTTCTCCTGTGCGGGTGGAACAACGATTGCGGGTTGTGCAGCGGGAGCCGGATCGGCGCTCCGCCGCAAGACGGTTTCAAACTCAACCGGGAAATCTTGGTCACCGGACTCGGAGCGACCTTGGCCCACGGTGGGATCGGCGGGCACGGTGACAAGCGATCCGTCGAACGGTTCCCAATCGCGGACCTCGCAGCGGGCAATGCAATCACATGTGCTATCGCTGCAATTAGCGCAATCTCCGGCCTTGCACTCGTCGCAATCGCAAGTGCAATCCGGGTCCGCAGTGCGCACCATCTTGTGAACGCGATAACCCACCGAGGCGGAAGTGAGAATCTTGTCGTCGTAGTCCTGGCGCTTTTCCTGCGCAAACGCCGAGCGGCTGAACGGCCCCTCAACCACAAGCCGGCCGTCTTTGATTTCGTACTTATCTACAATGCCGAGCTGTTTGTTGGGGTCGTGATTGAAGTTATTGGGAACCTGGCCGGAATCGAGGCGCTCTGTGCGAATGCTCTTCTTATCGTGCTGAAGAACCTCATTGCCCGGACCAAACCAATAATTCCGCTGGTAAGGGGTTTCACTGGAGACGGCAAAGCGAAACCGGCCCGGATCGGGGCCGGACAGCCGTTCGCCCTCTTTCGGCTCCGCGTCTATTTTTGCGGCCCGATACTGCATCGGAAGCGCCGCCGGTATGCTCTTAGTGCTCATAACTTCACTGTGCGGCGGAATGGAAAAAGCCCGCCAATTTCGGATCACACAGTGATGAGCATTTCCTGGCTGAGCCGCTGAGCTGCGATTTCGCAGTAACGCTCCTCGCGCTCAATGCCGATGGCAGACAAGCCCAGGGCCTTGGCCGCTTCTAACGTGGTGCCACTGCCCATGAATGGATCGAGCACGGACTTACACGTATCGGGCGCTTGCAGGATGGCCCAGCGCATCACGTCTTGCGGTTTCTGCGTTGGATGTGTGCGCACATCTTTGCAGCCGGGCTGCACAAGAAACCCATTCCATCGATAAGCGATCCGGCGCACGGCTTTGTTGAGATTGGTCCAAGCCAGTTCGCAATCGGCAAAGTCTGTATTGCCGCGCAACTTATCCCACACCAGCCAGCACTTGGAAGGTGGGAGTTGAAAGTAATTGCCGCCAAAGATGATCTGGTACGGCGCGCATGAGCGGATGAGGTCTATCAGCTCCGCATCGGGCGGAGAATCGTCCCAAGCACCGTCGCCGTAATCACGTTTGGCAATCATCTTGCCGGCCGCCAAGCCGGTGTGGTGTTGCTTGACGCCGTGGCCGCCAAACTTATGTCGCGCCGCGCCGATGCCGTACGGCGGATCGGTGCAGAGGAGAGCAGCTTTTACGCTGCCCCCCCTTAACACCTCGCGACAATCCCCGCAATAGATGGTGATACCCGCGTGCTCATAGTACGGAGTCATTGACGCTCTTTCGACTTAGCTGAACAGGTGGAAGCTGAAACAGCGCGGGTTGGTGGTAGGCGCGGTCGTGGTGATGGTGAAGCTGGTACCGATGACGCGCGCCGAGACGGTGGGCGGAGCGGTGGCCGGCGTGGTGTTACAGGTAACGCCCAGGTTGGTGCCGAGCGAGGAATCTTCCTGCACGATGATGTGCGATCCGGACGCAACCGCAGAGTCATTGACCACCACGGTAGTAGCGCCGGCCGCCACAACCACGGAGCCGGTGAGGTCGTTGGCACAGACCGCTGGGGCCGTCTTGGAGACGCAATCGAGACCGCCGTAGATGGGATGGCCCAGCGTGTCATAGGCGATGGGCGTCTGCTGTGCGCTCTGCGCGCTCGAAAATGAAACAGCCAACGCAAGCGCACATGCACAGACCAAACCGAAAACCGCGAATTTCAATTTCATATTCCCTCCTTGGGAATGGGTTGAGGCATCGAGACCACGATGCGGTGGATTAGTCAACCACAGTGCCGGCGCAAGTTTTGCCGTCATAACTCCACACCACGAGAGTGCTGAAATTAACCCAGGTGGGAATTACAAAGCTATTTCCGGACATGGACACATTTCCCACGGTCCATTGCCAGGTGCAACCCGATCCGAGAGTGACAGTCTGCGCACCGGCGGCCTCACCCATGGCATTGAGGACGAGCATGTAACGCCCTCCGGCCACCATGCCTGTGAGGTTGATGGTGCGCGCGGTGAGACCGTCCGCAGTCGGCACGCACGATTGCAGCGGCTCGGCACCGCAGTTGGTTTGCGGACCGGCCAGAGCGTAGAGCGGCAACGTCGCCGCGTTGAGGTTGGGATTCGTGGCGTTCCACGTGACCACCGCCGCATCGGTAAGCGCAACGGGCGTAATGGAACCCCCGGCGGTGATGTTATTGCTTACCATCGAATTCCACATGCCGATCATGTCTGGAGGCCCAGGCAATCCGGGGAAGCTGGTTTGCGGGAGAGTCAGCACGGGGATGTAGTTATCGAAGTTGCATACGCCGGCCTGGCACCAATCGGTTGGCGAGGTTGCGGTCCCGTGAGGTTGAACGCATGAGTAGCCCGGCCCCAGAACCTGTGTGCCGTTGAGCTGCGCGGTTACCTTGAAACAGAGGTCCGGAGGCGTAGTCAACGTGACATCGGGAAGGGTGATTGAAAACACGCCCGCCACAGCGTAGGTTGTGCAGGCTAGAGAGATGGACTGGCCGCCATTCGGCATCTGGTAACTTGCCGCTATGCCGTTCGCCAACGTCGGCTGGAAGGACACAATGCCCGTGAGAGGCGTCAAGCCGCCAAGATCGGAGGCGGTCACAGTGACCGTGCCTTGTGTGCCGGCAACCAAAGACGAACAGGGTACAGTCTTCACGGTCTGCGCGGGGAGCGATGCGATTCCGCAAAGCATTGCAAGCGTGATGAGGGTGATGCGAATCAGTGTCTTCATTGTTCGTCCTCTTTCGTCAAGTCCCACAGCGCGGCGTTGGCGGGGTGCATTCCGCGCGTGAGTTCACGGGCTTTTGGTTTCGCGGGCGCGGGCTTGGTTTGGCCCTTCGGCTTGGCGGGTTTGCCGGTGCCTTGGGTGGCTGGCTTTTCGTCGCCCTCTTTCGGCTCTCCGCTGCCAGCATCCTCGGGCGTCTCATCTTCGTTGTTGATTTCGCTTGTGCCCTGGCCGCGAATATCGGTGCCGAGCGCCAAGCCCATTTCGTCCGCGAGATCCTGCTCACGCTTCAGGCCCTCATAAACGTCCATCAAATCCAGGCCGCGCGCGTTGAGGTTTTCCTCGTGAGTTCCCAGCCCGTTTTGGATTTCAAGGGTGATGGCCTGTACGTCTTTGAGCGGGTCGAACCATGGCCAACGGCGCGGCTCCCACTTGAGGAATTCACCGCAGAACCGCTTACGCTCCGCAAAGGGAAGAGCGATAGCTTGATTCAAAAGACCAGCGCCCAGCCACGCATCATAGACAAGCTCCAGCGCGTTATCGATCATCGAGTACTGCATCCCCATGTAAAATTCGCGCGCTTCCATCTCGCCGATGCGGGCGGAACTCATGTTGACGCCGCTGAGATCGTTGAACAGCGAATGATAGGGAACACCAAAGCCGGATGAGATGAGCCGTCCAGACTGCTTTGTAAACGGGTCAAAAGCGTTGGTGGGATGCGTGGGCGTGTGATTGTTGAGCGTGGCCCCCGTGCCGGTGAGGTCGAGGGCGCTGCCAATGCCGATGTCGATAGCCTTGGAGCCATCGGCGTTGACGCCGTCGCCTTCAATTTCGTCGGCGTCGGGATCGGCATCCTTGGCCGTCTCAATAGACATCACCATGGAAGCGCCGATGCGCGCGGCGGCCAACTCCGCCTGGAAGTAGCCGTCAAGCATCCGCAACTGGCCCATGCCGGAAGCCATCCACGGGTAACCGCGCGTCTGGCCGGTGCGGTGCGCTACGACCCAGTGAATGATTTGATCGGCCGGCACGCGCACACGGTTGGAGCTGCCGAACGACGCCTCGTAGGGGTTTCCCTGGAAGATGTGATAGGCGAGGGGCTTTTGATTGGCATCCACCTCGACACCCATGCGTATCTGCGTTCCATCCGCGCGGCCCATGAGGTTGTAATTGTCGTCAAGCTGATCGGCGTCAATAAGCTGTATCTGAAAGCCGAACGGGTTGACGGTTTTAGGCACATACACTTTCCGAATGATCTGCTCTCCGTCGCGGGCCGTATTCTCAGTGATGAGCTGCTGTACCTCACGCCACGAGTAGCGGCCACAGACGGTGCAGGAACCTTTCTTGCCCCATTCACGCCATGCGCGGCGCAACTCTTCATTGGCCTTTTCATCGAGGCCATTGCCGTTTTTGCTCTTACGTACCTGGGCAACCTTGAACGCCAGCTTGACACCGTGGCGGCCGGCTACGTTGGTGCGGACCATCTGTAAAAACTTGGCAGCGATGGGCGAGTTGATAGCCTGATCGCGGGCGCGGGCGCGGAGCTTGCGAAGATCGACTTGCAAGTCCTGATCGGCGGAGCGCGATGCGGAGGGCCAATCGAGATTCATCCGGTTTTGCTTTGCAGCCTGAAATCCGGAGTATCCGTTGGAACCGCCGAGCTGAGCCAGGGTGGAATCGGAAGTGAGCGAACGCTTGCCCATGAACGCATCGAGAGCGCCGCGAAACCGGGAAACGATGCTGCGATTGATTGGTTCAACGTGTGCCATGCGGCTCCCTTACAGACTCGTTGTGAAGCGGAAACCGATCACGCGGCGCGGGGCATACTCACCCTTGGCGCGGAGTTCGGATTTGTATTGAGCGCGCCAGAATGAACGCTCTTTGATGAGGTCGGCGCGGGGGAAACGGCGGAGTTGGCGGCCGTTAATCATGTACTCAGAGACGCTAGGGTCGGTGTTGCCCAGGAGACATGCGTTGATGGCGTCGAGGTTTTTCTTGACATCGCTGCGCGTATCCACGGGGCCGGTGGCCTGGGCCAGGTTCGGCGACACGATCACATCTTGAAGTGGTGACGTGACTTGCTCACCGGCGGCCGTGGTGCCCGCAATGCCCAACAGGATAGCCACCATCTGATAAGTGTCAGATGGGCAGGTAGCCGTGAGCGTTGCGGGAGCTTGAATGTCGAAGGATTGACCGTCGCTATCGGCGGTAATGGGCGGGTTGGTGGCCAGCGTTCCATCGATCACAAAGCGATTGGCGGGACTATTGAAGATGTACTTGAGCTGGTAAAGTCCGCTGGGATAATCGGGGAATACGCGCACCCAATTCCATGAGTCTCCGGCGCGAAGGTCGGTGGGCTCCAGCGGAACATCGGAGGCAAAGAATTGGTTGATCGGCGTAGCTGGATTGAGTAAGTTGCCCATAACTCGACTATGGGCAACATTGCGAAAACAACGCTAATTTAGTCTGAGTTTAGAAGGAATAAGGCCGCATTAACATCCCACAGACTTGGACCTGTCTGCGGGAACCCTGTGTCACGCGGTCTTATCGGTTAGGCGGCATTAGCCAGCATGGTTTGCGGGTCGCTGGGATCGTCCTCGAAACAGTTGCCGCAGATCAGCACGGCATCTGGCTTGGCCCAGGCATTCTGTTCGCACGATGGGCAGGTAAACTTTGTCTTGCTCTCGTTCTTGGCCTTGGCCTCGGCGGCCATCGGCGCGGGAGACTCCCAGCGGAGCTTGAGACCCTTGGCCTTGAGCTTGGCATAGGCGCGGGCGTAGGGTCCATCCTTCACAACAAAGTGGGTGACGTGTTGCCCTGTCTCTTTGCCATCGGCTCCGCCGGTTGTGGTGGGCTGCAAGCCAATGGCTTTCATCTTCCCCGCCCACTCGCGGTCGTGATAGCAGCGGCGCGGCGCGCGGCCGTGGGCTTGCTGCCACAGGTGAGCCATCTCGTGAGCTAAGGTGGAGAGAATGCGTTCGTCTGTCTCATCACAGAAGCAATCGGGGTTGAGCGCAATCTCATGGATGGTGACTTTGTTCCCGCGCCCGTGGAAGCGTTCCGGGGCGAAGTATCCGCGCGCCTTGGCGTGACGCTGGAGAGTGACAAGCACTTGAGGCAGCGAGTCCGCAAAGAGTTGAGCGTTGAAGAAATCGAACGCGGCTTGAAAATCGAGGTATTGCTGTTCTGTGATCTTGTCTTTCATGCCGTCACCGCTTCATCGAGGTATCCGGCGGCCTCTTCAATGCTCTGGATTGCGCTGTCGATAGCGTCAACGGCTGTCTCTGCCTTTTGGCCTTTATCGCCTGTCTGAAAGCTCTCCGGCATATTGTCGTAATACTCTTGTTCCGCGTCTTTCAGTTCTTCCAAAACGCCTCTGAATTCCGCGATGCGCTCGTTGATTGTGGTGAGTGCTTTGCGCCTTGCGTTGTTCATGTCTTGCCCTCACTTTTTTGTATCGTACGATGCAATCATACCTCGTGATGTGACAGCGAGCACAGCTCAAGAAATCCTTTTTAGAGGGTACGACCAAAGTTCCGGAGCCGGGATGCTGCGGAGGGCCGCCGGCGCATGGGAGCGGGTTTAGCTGCCTGGGTAAGCACCTCTGCGAGTTTCACAGCGGTGTCGGCTGTCTTCTGTGCCCAATCGGACGGCGTTTCGCTTGCAACTGATTCCCCATCCGATCCGATGTAATCCTCGGCGGGCGCGGGTGCCGGCATACCGGCGGCCTCGCGCTCCAAGCGAATCTTTTCCGCCGCGCGGAAGAGACTACGAGCGATCTTGCGGAAGTTTGGTCGGCGCACGGATACGGCGGCGCGCGCGTAGACGGCGCAATCGAGAGCCTCATTGCGTTCGCCGGTCTTCACCCAATTACCAACGGTCTGAAAGTCTTTTTTGGTGATGACGAACTTTTCCGCAGTGAGTTGACGGAAATACTCAGCATCGAGCGCATCACTGAAATGGGTATATTGCGAACCGGGATTATGGACGCGCAACGACGTGAATACATCTTCCTTGGCGGTGTCTGTGCCCACGGTGTAGACCAGCGTTTTATATGGGCCGACGCGATTTCCAGAGCTAATCAAGGGCTTGCCGATGCCGGCGCGGCCTACAATGGCGTGCCAGCGGCGCAACTCGTTTTTACGCGTGAATGCGTACACCCGTTCCGTGGCGTGGCCGGCGGAGTCAATGAGCGCGGTAGAGATGCGCATCGTCACACCCAGGGCGTGTTCCCAATCTTCCAACAGGTACTCGCGGAGCGCGGCCCACGGGCTGGCCGGATCGGTTTCAGGCAACGATGTGTCGCCGGGGAATACCTTGTGTTCGATGGCCCAGCGTTCATCGTCAAGGCCCCATCCCCACACCGTAGATTCCAGGCGATTGTCCTGAGTATCCACGCCGGCGGTGAGCCACAGAACGCCGGAGGGGAGCGGTTCGCGTGCAAAACGCGGTCGCTTTTCCAGCTCTGTCATGTTCGCGCCGGTGCCACGAATCTCCCATGTCTCCGCGAGGTTCGTGTTCACAAAGACTTTCATCCGCTCAAGAGATGTCTGCGCTTCGAGCCATTCCTGAATGAGGTTCAACCAATCGACAACGCCGTAGAGCGCATTGAGATGGAAGCCGGCTGTCTTGCCGTCATGACTCACGGCGGTGGCGCGCCACGATCCGCTGCGGATCATCTCATGCTTGGAGCGTTCGCGGATTTCACAACCGTTGACACAGACGTAGTACCAATCGACCACGCGCGGCCGTGAGTTCACAGCGATGTCTTCGGTTTTCCATTTGAGGCGCCGCCACTCCAGCTTTTGCATCTCACCGCAGTGCGGGCACGGCACGTAGTAGTACCGTTTGTCGCTGGAGTCAAAGGCCCGCTCAATGCGGGAGAGGTTCTTGATATGCGGCGTCGAGGTGAGGACGATCTTGCGATTCCAGAATTTTGTAGATCGCTTTTTCGCAAGGTCAACCGGGTCGCCTTCCGTGCCGGCGGACTCCTCGTATCCGTCCACCTCGTCCATGAGGATGACGCGCGCAGGAAGGCCGCGCAGACCCAGCGGAGAGTTCGCGCCGACGATGACAAGAACGCCGCCGGGGAATTCCTTGTTGAGCAGCGTGTTGCCGGAATCCCGCGAGCGCGGCGAGGGAAACAGGTCGCGGAGCACGGGCGTATCGCGGATCATCTTGGCGATACGGTTCTTGGAAAACTTCTCCGCCTCGGCTAGGGTGGGCTGTACGCACAGGATCGGCGACGGCTCCCAATGGCTGTAGTAGCCGATGGGGTTGAGGTTGGCGCACTGCGTTTTGCCGGACTGCGCGGCCAGCATGAGGACAACCGTCTCGGTGTCCTGATCGGTGATGGCATCCATGATGCCGCGCTGATACTCCAGCGTGGAGGTGTGGAACTTTCCGGGAGAGGCGGAGTTTTCCTTGGGAATGTGGGCGTACTCGTCTGCCCATTGGGAAAGTGTGAGCGGCGCGGGCGGCAAAAACATCTTGTGCGCCTTATTGAAAGCGCGGCCCGTGGCGGCCATCCCCTCGGGTGAGGTTTGGTAGGGCTGGCGGTGCCGGATCATTCCTCTTCCGATTCCGGCTCCTGGGCGCGGGCCTGGCGGATGGCATCGATGTTGGCCAGGTTGCTGAGAAGCGAACGGCAACTCCGGTCGATCAGGTTAAAAATCTTCTGACGATCATCCATGCCGATCAGCTGGGGAGCCAGGCCGGCGGGCAGGGCGAGGACTTGGGTTTGGATGGAGCGGTTCGAGTTGGCGAGAACGCGCTCCAGATCGGTAATGGCCACAATCTGACCCTGTTCGCGGGCAAGTTGAAGCTCTTTCAGGTCCGCTTCGGCCATGGTTTTACGCAAAATGGCCTCTTCCAGCGTCTCGGTAGGCACTTCGGAACCATCGGAGCCAGGAATCGGGCGGCGATTTCCGCCATTTCCGAGGTTTTTGTCCGCCTGATAGGCCACGTACCACTTGAGCGTGGTGGGCCAGTCAAGCATCAGGCCGCGCGGATCGGACTTGGACTGTAAGCCTTTGTCTTTGATCCAGTTGCGGACTTGCCGGTCAGTGACTCCAAGCAACTCCGCCACGTCCGAAACGGGCAACGCGGAGTAATTGCGCGGGTTTTCAGGCTTAGGCATAGGCGCGGAAACGGAAATGGGGTTAAAAATCCCTGGCGCTAGGGCACACGTGGGATGGCGCGTCACCCTCAGCGGGCCACACGGGGGAAGGACCCGCGCGCCCGAGAGCGGCTGAGGCCCATCTAGTGATGTACTCACATCGTGTTGTGTATCAAAGACTTGCCGTCGATAGTCCTCCAAAGAGTAAGCGTCTGGCCCGTGTGGGAATATGGATATGCAGGTAAAGCCAACACAGCGCACCGGGCCGCAACCCGTCCCATCCCGCAGACGCCCTCTATCTCTGTCTTACCTGTGCTCTCCGAAACCGCGCTAATTCTTCAACTTGTCCAGCCAATCAGCCCATGCTTGCAGCATCTCGGCTCTTTGCTTGGCATATTGGGCGCGGTTGTAAACACCACGCACACCCTTGAGCTTGTGATTGAGCGCCTTCTCAATCACGTCGGTGTTGTACTCTTGCTCACTCAGGTTGGTGGCTGCTGTGCGACGTAAGTCATGCACTGTAAAGTGTTCTATCTTCACAGGGATACGGCTCAACGCACGGTTGAGTGTGCTGGCTGCAATCGGTGTGTGATCGGCGGCGCGCATGGGAAACACAACGCTTGCGCGTGGATGCCGTTCGCGCTGTGCTCTCAGCAACTCCAATACCTGCCGTGGCAACGGCACGACAAGCGGCGTGTCTGTCTTGCTGTGCGCTTCCGGCAAAGCCCATTCCGCCTTGTCCAAATCGAACTCATCCCAGCGCGCGCGCCGTGCCTCGCCTTTGCGTGTCAACGTCAACAAAATGAACCACAAAGCTGCTTTCAGATCGGGGCGAATTCGGGCCATTTCAAGAGCTTTGAGAAACGCTGTGAGTTCGCCTGGCTTCAACGCTCGATTGCGTTCGCTCATCTCCGCCACAAACTTGGCTGGGATCGCGCTCAACGGATTCTTATCCGCAACGCCTCGCACAAGCGCGTAATCCCACAATCTTTTCAGCAAGTTACGGATAGCCAGCGCGCTTTGCGGCTTGCCCTCTTCGACGCGCTTGAAGATCAACTCCCGCACATCGTCTGTGTGGATCGAGCCGATTGCCCGGTTGCCGATCACCGGATACACGTCTCGCTCTAAATACCGGCGCATGGGCGCAATATCCCGCCTCCGTCGCTGCACATGCCCGGTCAAATACTTCTCGCCGAACGCTTTAACGGTTTCGCCGCGCTCTTCCGCAAGTTTTTCCTTGCGCCGCTGTTCGGCTGGAGATGTTCCCTCAGAGATGGCCGATAACAGCACGTCGCGCCTCTGTCGTGCGTCCGCAGGGCTCAGGTGAGGGAATCCACCCAGATTTATCTCTGTGCGCCGTCTACGGAGCGTGTAGCGCAAACGCCAAGTCTTTCTTCCGCTCGGCTGCACTTCCAAAGCCAGGCCTCGCCCATCTGTGACCTTGTAACGCTTCGCTTGAGGCTCCAATGCGCGGATTCGGGCAACTGTAAGGTTGTTTTTCATCTCTGGTAGCCATTGTGGTAACCAAATCCCGAAACCGCGCAAGAAAGCCATTGTTTTCTAGGGCTGTCCATTTCTAGGTAGAGAAAATTCCCGTTTCTCGTCAATTGCGGCTCGGGTAGACTGAAAACGGCGGTCCCGTAGCTCAATGGATAGAGCATCAGCCTTCTAAGCTGAGGGTTGTTGGTTCGAGCCCAACCGGGATCACCACGCCCAAAAAAGAAAAGGCCCAGCCGGAGCCGGGCCGAAATCAATAGAGACGAATCAATCTTCGGTCAGAAGCTCTTTGAGCCGGAGCGCAATGGCGTAGGGTATCTGCGGAATTACTGAGTTTCCGTACGGTGAAACAAGCCGTCTGACCATCCCGACGGAAAGCCCATCGCTATGCGGTAGGCGTTGTATAGCTGCCGGAAGTTCGCTCCACCTTCCAATAGCGTTGTGGCTAAACTGGGAGAATGCCGCCGTCGCTGGCTCAAGAACGCCTTGCCTGAAGAAACATCCCGCCCATCGCGTTTCGCGGGGGTAGGCAACGATCCATATCCTGTCTCTTTGGTGATCCGCGCCAACGGAACACGCTGGAATGCACTCCCATTCTGCGTCATACCCGCCCTCGGCCAAGGTTCCGAGTACACGCCCCAATCCCCGGTTAAGCAGAGCTGAGACGTTTTCCATGACAACTGCTCTTGGTCGTAACTCGCGAATGATTCTTGCCATGTGGAAGAACAAGCCGGATCGCTCTCCGTCAAGCCCACGGGCCTCGCCCATCCAACGTTGGCAATGCTGAGGTCTTGGCAAGGGAAGCCGCCGGCGATAACATCAACCCTTTGGAGGTTTCTCCCCCCCCCGTATCGCACGTCTGTAACTTTTCTGTTTGCATGTGGGAAATTCGTCCTCAAGATGCGGCGGCAATCCGCGTTCTTTTCTACCTGCCAAACGGTTGTGAATCCGGCGCGCTCAAAGCCGAGATCGATACCACCGATCCCGGCAAAGGAGCTGCCAAGGGTTAGCGTTGAGGTAGTCTTTCCCGTTGTCACTTGGGAAACTCCATCCACTCATGTCTATCAAGTAGGTTACCGGCCGCTTTCTTGCCGACGTAACTCATGCACCGCTCAAGTGGGATTCCGCGCGCCTTCGCAATGCTTGGATCGGTGGTTGGCACCCATTCGCCCCACTGCTTGAAAAAGAATGGTATGCCGGCATGGGTGCATTGATCCCTCAACCGCCGCGCCCAATCCGCTTGCATCTGGCGTGCATCGTGGCCGCTCTCACCGCCCACGATCACCCATCCAATCAGCGGGCGGTCATTGATACGCGCCGTGGTCAGGTCCACCGCGCAATCATGGCCGGCGAGTTGGTTGGGTCCTGGCAGTTGAACCAACTGAAGATCGATTTCACCGACCAGCGGTTCGCAGCTCACAAAGAACGGCAGGCAGTTCCGCACCGTCAACCGAAAGTCAAGAGCGATCTTTGCACGCTCTTCCCAGCGCGTCTGATCCTCAGCCGTGAATCCAAGGCGCACATGCGCGGGCCAATCGGAAAGCCAATGCGCGGGCAGGTACTTGAACCAATTCTCCGGCCGTTTCGTGAGCAATAAGAAATCAAGCCCATGAGCGCAACTTTCAATCTCAAGCCAAAGCCGCTCACGCGCGTCAACCGGAGCCTCTGCATCGAACACATCGGCGAGTGAGGCCACAAACACGCGGCGGCGCACTCTCTCTAACATCGCCTTACGGTCCCACTTGCGGAGCTGTGCCCAGTTGCCGTCGCTTGTGATGCGCCGCTCTGTGCCCGGCCCCCATGCGCCGCCATTCCACTTGTGAAAGTTGTTCTGCGTTTCTGCGTAGCAGTGCTGGCAGCCAGGCGATACGCGCGTGCAGCCGATCCACGGGTTGAACGTGTGATCGCACCACGCAATTTTCGTAACTTCACCCATCACGCACCCTCTTTCACGCGGCGCAAGGTCAACGCCCATAGCCACGGGTTTTCGTCCCATCCAAATCCGCGTTTCGCGTTGAGAGAATCCCACAGCTTAGCAAATGAAGTCCGGGCATTTCCGTACACAAAGCCGTGGTTGATGTCATGCCTCCATCCGCTGTGCCCGATGCCGCCGCCGTCATGGAATAGAGCGCCCTCAGCTTGCGCATCTTCCTCTGTGATTTCCTGCAACCGCTGCACACGAACATTGGTAATCTCAAGCGTGATCCGAGAAAACCTGCGGAACATGAAGATTGACGGACGCCATTTCGCACCATTGAGCAATGTTCCGCCGTCTGCGGCATACACGCACTGTTCGGGGCCTTCGGTCATTCCCTCTGACGTGTAGGTTTTGCAGCGCCACGCGAAGTATGTTTCTTTCACCCAGAGCCGGTCGCCTACTTCTCCGAACGGGCAGACAAGAAGATGCTTCAAACTTTCAACCGTCCACGGGACACGAATGATGCTTTTTTCACCCACTGTGTCGTATCCGTCCGGTCCAAAGCAATTGCGGCTTTGTTCTCTGTTGCCTACCGTGTCAAAGTTGATTACTCGCCGCGTGTTCGTCTTGCGATCTTCAAGGAATGCGCGGACCATCGGGCCGCTGAATAAGATGGGACGTTCTTTCATCGTTCTCCCTTACGCGAACAGCGCTAGTTGATCCAGCGCCGGCACAACCCGTGGCGCATCGAACAGAGGCTCCACGTCGTCTTGAGGCTCACGCGTGCTCAGCTCATCCAAGCGCGCCCAGGCCTCGTCATTGTCACTGTCCACAGCCTTGTCAATCACTTCGAGCAAGGCCGCTCTCTCCACATCCGGATCGAGTCCTAAAATCTGGCAGCACTCCGGAAAGCTCAGAAACTCATGCGATGCGCCCAGCGCGTACGCCCATGTTGGCGCGGCTTCCGACCGTGCAATCCAATCACGCGCAAGCAACGCCTCATCCGTGGGCTTGCCGGGATACTTCAACGCCGAGGCCGGCAACGGTTCATCGTCGGAAACAACCATGGGCACGGCCATCCCGCTCAACAGAGGCGGCGGAGCTGCGCACGGCGCGGTTGCTGTCCTCTGCCCAGGCGCACTGGCCGGGTAGATGGTTCGTGCGTCAAGATACGCGACCTCGATCATCCGGAAGAAAAACCACAGCGCCGGTGTGTACACGAAACCGCACGTTGCCGCTTGCCATCTGCTCACGTCTAAACTGGATTGCTCTGCCATCACACCCTCGGTTTCGTGCCCTTGAAGCTGGGCCAACGCTCTAAAATTTCCGCTTCACTCTGGCCTGTGATTTCCATCCATCCGGGAACCATGCGCCAAAACTCTTGAATCTCCGCTTGCCGTTGCCCGGCCCGCTTGTTCTCTTCCCGCCGCCGTTCGCGTTTCCGTTCCAACGGCTCAACTAAATCGCCCAGGGCGGGGAAAGCTGTCTCACCCTCAGCGCGCTTGCGCATGGCCAGCGTGCGCACCACATCCCGCACGTCGCCCGGCTCAAAGTCACACAGATGGGCGGAGTACAGCTTCAACGTCTCCGCGCTCACGGATGCTTGCCGGGCTTCCGCCAGTCCGGTCAAAATCACTTTGCATTGATCCCTCAAGGCTGGCTTTGAGAGCTTCGAGATTGCCGTTGGTTCTTGCCTGGCCACGATTGCCGAAACTGCCGCCTCCACGTCCATTGCTGCCTCCGTTTGCTGTCGTGAGCGGGAAGACTCCGCGCCAATCGTTGGTGATGCTTTGGTTGAGCACGTCTTCCGCGTGTTGTCCCGTCGCCTCGATCCGGACCAGATCAGCCACGATGTTGTTGCGGGCGTGGTCTGTCATCGGCTTTTTGATCTTCCGGCGCATCTCCTCGAAAGCGGCCCACACTTCTTTGGAAATCCAATCCGGCAACACAAACAGCGGAGCTTTTGGCGTAGCGGCCTTTGTTTTTGCTTTTGTCTCTGGCTCTGGTACTGGTACAGGAACAGGAACTGGTACTGGCTCCGGTAGGCGGGACACCGTACCCGATTCGGGCTTTTCGTCCGTACTCTGTACACTCGCCGTACGTACAGGGTCTGTACAGAATCCGACATGAGCGCGGCCCAGGGCGTTCTTTGTGGCCTTGTCCGCGTGCTGTGCCCAGTCATGCACAAGCAGCCGGTGAACCGGATCGGCATCAAGCCATCCCGCGCCGACCAGGGCGGCAATCAGCGCGCCCGGCTCACCGTCCCACTCAACCCACGCCTCGATTGCCTGATCGGTGTACTTGCCAAGATTCCCTTGCGGAGTAAAGCGCCCGGTAAAGTGCCAGATAGCCTCAAGGCATCCAAGCGCCACGTACTTGGGACGGCCCAGCCTGGCTTTCAGGTCTGCGAATTTAGGGTGATCCGGTACAGCTCTGAGTGCCATCTACGCGGCCCTTTCTTTCTGCCGTTTGAGTTGGCCGATTCGTTCTGCCAACTCCATCATTCTGCGCACACGGCGCTTGTCTGCCTCGCGCGCAAGCGCCTGGTACTTGCGAGAGATGGAGGGTTGTCGGCCTCCATGCTCAGCGCGCCTGATTTCGGCACGCTTGGCGCTCACTGCCCATTCAGTACAGCCGAGCAAATCAGCTAGATAGGCACGTTTTGTGTTTGGATTCTCCCGGAGGCGCTGGATTGCCTCCGGGGTCCATTGAAAGCGTCCGGATGCCATGTCACACCCTCATGGGCATCACGACGTAACCCAGCGTTTCGCCCTCGTGCGGGGTGGCCTTGATGAGCAACGGCGATTGATTGGTGTCCGGTAGAGAGATGGTGATTTCGCCGTCAAGCCGCTTGACCAGGTCGGTCAGATACGCGCCGTTGACGCCGATGTATAGCTTCTGTTGCGGGTGACCTTTGCAGTCCACCGTTTCCGTAGCTTCGCCGCTCTGGCTGCTTGACGCCTCGATGGTGATCTGTTCATCGAACGTGAGCCGAACGCATCCCGAGCGTTCATCGCTGAGCAGCCCGCACCGCTCAAGGCTGGCAAGCATCTCTTTGGCGTTGACGGTGATTTCCGTGCGCTTTCCGGAGGGCATCACCGCTTCCCAGTTGGGAAACTGTCCGGTCAGTTTGGTTGACGCCACATAGACCCGCATGTCCGCGTCAATGCTGGAGAGAATCATCCGGTCGCTGAAGCACAGATCGACGCCGCCGTCTTCATCGTTGAGCAGCGGCAACAGAGCCTTGATGAACCGGCTGGGCAGTAGCAGAGTTATTTTCTCTGTGCATGGAAGCGTGTACGCCATGAGGCGGTGTCCGTCCGTGGCCACAAGCCGCAACCGCTCACCGTCACCTTGTAGCAGCACGCCGTTGAGCGTGTAGCGCGATTCCTCCTGGCACACAGCGATCATGACAAAGCGCAGAGCGCGCGCAAAGTCACCCTGGGTGAGCGTGATGCCCTCGGCCTTCATTCCGTACACTTCATTGCTGGGCCAGCTCGCCGCCGGCATCACCGGAAGCACGGCGCGCGAACGGCCGCATTGCATCGTGGCGCGCCGATCCGTGGCGCTGATCTTCACATCGTCACCGGCCAGGAGCTTTGTCCATGCGGTGAATTTCTCCGCAGGGATCACAACCGGCTTTTCAGGGCCGCCCAGCTCTTTCACAACCGCGCGAACATACACGTTAAGGGTCGTTGCTTCGAGCGCCAGGCCGTCCGGTATTTGCTCCATGCGGACGCATTGGAGAATCGGGATGGTGGCCGTACGTTCAATGGCCATGCCCACAATCTTGAGCGCCTGTTTCAGATTGCTCAGAGAGATGGCCGCTTTCATAGGTGCGGCTTCCGGCGTCTCCGCCGCTTTCTTGGCCGCTAACTCTGGACTTACTGCTGTTGCCATGGTGCTCCTTCGTGACTTACAGGGTTGAGGGTGTGAGGGTAGCTCTGTTTACTTGAAGAATCCGCCCCAATAGAGCAGACCGAATGAGATTGCAGCCGAGAGCAGCTCGACAAAGATGTTGTATTTTCCGGTCTTTGGTTTCCCGTGCATCGTTGCAACGATGACCAACGAGAGGACCACGAGGGCGATGAAGATCAGTTGAGGAATGTGAACCGTGAACGTCATAGCATCTCCTTTGGTTGAGGGTTGAGTTACTCGGGCAGGATGAGAAGTTCCGCCTCGATCAGCTTTGCGGTGAGGCGGTCCATGGCCGCCGCGAATTTGTAAGACATCGTGCGCGTGGCCATGCCGAGCAACACGGCCGCCTCGGTTTGCGTGTATTCCTGAATCACCACGCGGTTGAGGATGTCCCTATCGAGTGAGGGCAGCGCCTTGATGCACTTCTCCATGTCGTGAACGAAAATCGCGGCATCTTCAAAGCACATGATTGGCCGGCTTGAAACCCATCCTCGGCCCACCGGGTCACGCAAAGTGGAACTGACGCGGCAAGGTTGCATGGATGCGTAGAGGTAGCGCCGCAACAGGCCGTGCGCATGGGCGCGGAGGAAATACAACTCAATCTCTTCCGGCTCTTGCACGGGCTTGGCTTTCTTCTGTGCGGGCCGTGTGAGCGATGGTTTAGGCGTACTGGCGAATGCGCTCTTCACGCGTCAACCTCCATGCGGATCGTGATTCCTTCGAGAGCAATGTTGCGCTTAAGGTGCTTCGTGGCAGGGCGGCCACGGCGCTTGCGGCTCTCCGGCGTCGGGAAGTCTTTCAGCATTTCCGTGCAACGCGCGCAGTAAGGGTTTGTCTGAGTGCTAGGGCGCGTGAAGATAGAGCCGCAAGCCTCGCATGTTTTCAACTCAACGCAGGTGTCCATGTCGCCGCCTTTTCTAGCTGATCTGTTGGGCGATGCGCTCTACTTTGCACGCCATTGTGAGGTAGTGGAATCGGCGGATGAATTCCACCTCGGCGTGTTGCGGATCGAGCGGATAGATCGTCTCCGGCAACTGTTCGCTACCGCATTGCCATTGCTCCAAATCAGCGGGCGGAACATCCATCAGGTCGCGCATTTCGGTGTTGAGCAAGATGCAATCGGCGTGCTTCACCACAGCAGGCTCGTGTGGTGATAGGTCGAACCGCTCTTTGATAACTTCCATGAGGTTGCGCTCAAAGCCCTTGTAGAGCTGCCCCAGGCCAGGCGCGCGCTTGAGCGGGCTGGGCACATCGCAGAGATAAGCCTCTGAGGCATCGTGCAACAGACCCCACAGAGCCATCTCGCGGGCCGCCTTCACGCGGAGTGAGAGCGCACCGTGCTCTGCCATCGTCAACTGCTCTGCCAGCTTGCTCACGCGCAAGCTGTGATCGGCCACGCTGTAAAAGCAGTAAGTGTGCCCCGTGAACCGGCAGACAAGAGAGAGAGCGTGGGCAATGTCTTCAATGTCCACCTCTTCTGGCGTTGGATCGAGCGGCCAGAATTTCTTGCCGGTGAAAGTGCGGATGAATGTGTCTTGGGTGCGGATCACGCGCGGAGATTCGGAGACCATTAGCATGTGGCCGCCTCGATCTTGACGGCGCGGTACTGATAGAGGCCGCTACCTGGGCGTGTGCGTTCGCGTTCAACCGTCCATCCGCGACGGCGCATATCCCGCAACCGCGCGCTGATAGACGCCTCCCCGTGCTTGCTGCCAGGGTGACGGCGGCGGAGTTCGGTGCAGATGTTGGGCAGGGTGCGCCAGAAGCCATCGGCCATGACGGCCTCGACCTGGGCTTGCTGTGAGATGAGGCGTTGCCCGTCCTGTGCCGGTGCGTCACAGAAGAGTTGCGGCGTCTCGTTGGGGTTGAACAGGTTTCCGTGCAGGGGATTCGCGCCAAGGGTTGAGCGGCTGTGTCCGAGTTTCATTCCCGCACCGCCGATTCTTGGCTTGCCGGAACGAGCTTGACTTCATCCGGCAACCCGCATTGGTGCATGAATTCATCGAGCGCCCACTGGGCCTTGGAGACGGCGGCGGAGATTTCATCAAGCTCCGCTTTGCGTTGCCGATAGTGCGAAATGAGCACCCGGCGGGCCGCCTCACCGATGTCAACCTTGATGGTGATGCACGCTTGGCCGGCCAC